TCAAGAAATGGAATGAAGGAGATATCGAGTTTAATATTAGAGATCAATCTATTGGTCTTATTCTATTAGCTCTATTTGGTACAGAATCTTTTGACACTAATACTCCAGAAGCTCCAGTTGGACGCCACACTTTCACCATCGCCGCTTCCAACCAGCACCAATCACTAAGTGTTTGGAAAAAGAACCCCGTCGAGACCCTACAAGCTGGTAACACCATAGTTACCTCATTCGGTCTTAGAATGGTTTTAGATCAATACGTCCGTGCGACTACTGGTTTAATGGGACAATTGTTCGGTAATGACTCCGACACAGTTTCCTACGTGTCTGAAAACAAATTCAGACCTCAAGACGTGGCTTTCAAATTAGCCGCTACTGAAAATGAACTTTCAGGAGCAAGTGCTATTACCACAGTTAGATCACTCAACCTCAACATAAACAAAAACGCTGAGGATTACCAAGGACTAGGTAGTGTTACCCCTGTTGACTTTGTCAACAAAGACTTTATTGTTTCCGGTGATTTTGAAATCGCCTTCGAGAATGATACATATAAAGACTTGACCTTACTCAACGCTCTAAGAGCAATGAGCATTAAGGTTACTAACTCCGGTGTTTACGCCGGCGGTACTACTAACCCAAGCTTGGAGATTATCCTAGATCAAGTCGATTTTGATAACTTTGAAATCGATGAGGCTAATGAAAACGTGGCTATCTTAACAGCCAGTTTCACTGGTCACTACTCACAGGATAACTCTAGAATGATCCGTGCGATTCTTGAAAACAGCAAGAACGCAGCTTACTAATTAAGTCCATAAAAGGACAAGAAAGGAGACCAAATGGAAAGGTCACTCAAAACTATTAAAATGCCTAACAGCGGTTACGAGGCTAAAATTGTCTCGTTTTTAACCCACGGAGAGGCTAAACGTGTTAACCTCGCTCGATTTGAGGGCGGGACTATTGAGTACGTTGGTGCAGAGGTTCTGATGAAGGACATACCAATGGACGCTCAACAAAAAGAGGACGATATGCTCTTATCTGTCGGCGTTAAAGAACTCAAGGATAAGGCCGGTGGAACTGTCGAATTAAAAGAGGGTGTGTTTGACGAATTACCATCACCTGATATAAGGCTACTAATAACCGAACTAACCATAGTCCGTGCTGGAATGGGTAAAAAAAAATAAACAAAATAGGTGACCAGACCTATCTCAGTCTTGCCGGTTCTGGTAAACGACTTGAAGATGACGAGGGAGGAGCACCTAATGAATACTCTGATTTTCTTATCATGCGGGAGATGCGATGGGACTGGTGGACACTACAAGACCAGCCAGATGATATAGTTAAGTTAGTAATATCGTTTATGAATGCCGAGGTTAAGGCAAATAAAAAAGTTAAATAAAACTAATGTCTGAATTACAGTTAAAAGTAGCATTAAAAGATAATGCAACAGGCGGTCTCGAAAAACTCAAACATAATGTCAAGGGGTTTGCTGATGATTTTAAGAAAGCCACACCACACGTAGAGGGGACGACTGCTTCAATTTTAAGGTTAGCGACAGGAGTAGCGGTTGGAAACTTGGCTGTTTTAGCTCTCAGGAAGACTATCCAAGAACTTGGACAACAGTTTACCTTAACAACGCAAGCAGCTAGTACGATGCAATCAGCATTAATTGGCTTATCCTCTGTATCCGCGGCGTTTGGTGAAAGCCAACTTGAGGCTAGAGATGCCGCGATGTCATTATCTGAGGATGGGTTAATGTCGGTAACGGAGTCGGCTGAGGGATTAAAAAATCTTTTAGCGACTGGTTTTAATTTAGGTGAATCGATTGAGTTGATGGACGCGTTTAAAGACGCAGCCGCTTTCAATAGACAGGGGACTCTTGAATTTGGTCAAGCTATCGTGGGAGCTACCCAAGGTATCAAGAATCAAAACTCAATAATGGTTGACAATGTGGGTATCACTAAGAATCTATCCGTAATAGCAAAAGAGGCAGGATTAAAAATGGAAGATCTGGGGCGTATTGCCTCCGATACTGGACTTAGACAAAAATTTTTAAACGGTATTTTAGATGAGGCTGCAGTATTTGCCGGTGACGCAGCTAGAGCCGCTGACACATTCCAGGGAGCACAAAGTAGACTAAGGACTTCAATATTTAATCTAAGAGCTAGTATTGGATCGGCTTTGTTACCGGCGTTAACACTTCTACTCAATGCCTTTGCCGACAACGCTAAAAGTATTAACGATGTCATTGGCCCTGCGTTAGAAAGGTTGGCGATTAAACTGGTTAAGGCGGTAACATTTTTGAGACAGTTAGGAGCGTCGGCGGTTGCGGTAGGGAAGAGCATTTTTACACTTTCTACCCAACCATTAAGGGAATTAGGGGACACTTTAGAAAATATAAGCGATCAAGGTGTCGACGCTATTAAGAGGATACAAACGGAAGGATTAAAAGGATTCACGGATGTAGCTAGGGATGCGTTAGACAGAACTACATCAATGGTTAGTGAGGCAGCCAAAAAAATCCGAGAGGCAATCGAGAAAGAAAACGAGCGGTTTCAACTATCTCTTGCTAAACAGGCAAGGCAGTTTGAAGAGTCGCTAAAAGATATGGTAATAGGCCATAGAGAAAAAACCGCTGACTTAGAAAAAGATATTGAAAATGAGAATGTTACCCACAAAGAGAGACTAGCAGAACGTGTAGAAGATTTTGCTAAGTCAATGCGTTTGATTGAGGAAAGACATAAGGAGCGGGTGGAAAGAATCGAGGATCAAATAGCCAAAGAGGAGAAAAGTTTAGAGGATGCTATTGAGAAAATTATTGACAAAAATAAGGATCAGATGGAGCAGTTTAAGATTGCCGGCCAAGAGAGACTAAACGACTTAACACGACGACTCGATACGGAAATAGCAAAGGGGAAACTGTCGAACGCAAAAAAGGTCAAGGATTTAACAGATATGCTTGCTAAGGAAAAAATAGCCCTAGAGGATCAAACTAAAGTGAGGGAGGAGATCATTCAAAAAGATATAGAGAACGAAAAGGACTCACGCCAAGAAAGGATCGATGACTTACAGGAGGAATTAGATGATGAGAACGTGGCTGTTATCGAGGCCAGAGAGGAAAAGGAAACTGAGTATGAAAAGGAAACAAATAAGATAAAAAACGAACACCAAAAGAGATTAGCTAGTTTGGTTGAACAACTAAATGCTGAGAAAGAGATACAAAAACTTCACTCGGAAGATTTCGCTCGTTTCCAAGACGCAGTTCGAGAAGATGACATAGCTAGACTTAAAAGAAAGTTTGCCGAGGAGAGAAAATTAAATGAGGAAAATCACCAAAGGAAATTAAGAGATATCGCCAAACGTGCTCAAGAGGAGGCAGCTACCATGCAAGCGGCTCAGGTTAGGTCGGATCAATCCAGTCTAGCTCAGGCGAATCAACAAGCTCAACAAGCTACTCAAAATGTACAACAAACTGGACAGCAACTATCAGACGCTATTAACTCAAGTGTTGACATCCCCTCATCCTTTAATGCTCCGCCAGTATCCGGAGGTTCAGCACAACCAACGTCCGGAGGAGGAGGTTTTATATCAAATTTAGTTACCGGAATCACTAATATTGGTAAAAATATTTATAGCGGGATCAAGGGATTCTTTGGCTTCCAACACGGAGGTGAGTTTACAGTCGGGGGACAGGGTGGCCCAGATAGCCAGTTGGTAGCCTTTAAAGCTACTCCTGGTGAAAAAGTTATCGTCAATCAGCCTGGTGAATCTCGCCAGGGTATCACACTTAATATGCCAGTTCAAGTAGTATCTAGCGAGGTCGATGTCGATTTGATCGCGGAAAAAATGATGTTCAATTTAAATAAGGAGGGCTTACTATGATTAGCACGCTAACTATCCAGTCATTACCTATTGGCGTGGGTACTGATTACACAATACTATCTGCCAGGGGGTTTGAGAGTCCCTCTCTAGAGGTATCTAGATCGCCCCTGGCGGGTCAGCATGGGGGTGTAGTACATCGATCTTTATGGAGAGAGAGGAGAATTAGGCTTGAGATAGGTTTGAGGTCTAACACACAAGTCGGCTACGCCTCGTTAAGAAAGAGTTTGATTGAGGCATTTGATCTTCCTAGAAATGGAAATACTACGATGTCACTAACGACTACCGATGGCAAAACCTTGCAAATGGATGTTAATTTATCCGATCTTATTGATGGTGGTTTCAGGCCTGGAGAATTAACCGTTGGTAAAATGAGATTTGAGCTTATCTCTGGCGATCCTAGTATAGTTGACCAAACCTTAAACGAAACCACACTTACTCCACCAGTTGCCGGTGGTGTTACTCTCCCGACAGTCATTCCGTTTGCTTTAGCGACAAGTGGCGGTGTAGCGACTATTGCTAATGCTGGGAATGGTGTTTATTACCCAAGTATTCGTATTAATGGGCCATCCACAGGTGCACACGTGCGTAATTCAACATTAGGTGTTCAATTTAATATTGACACTACTATAACGGCTGCCCAATATGTAGTCGTCGATCTAGCTAATCAAACAGTTTTATTAAACGGATCAACTAACTATCTTCAATACTTTACCGGCGATTGGTGGTGGTTAGAACCTGGAAATAACTTAATCCAATTTAACTCCGAAGACAACAATCCCGCTTCATCTTGTGTAATTAGTTGGAGGAGTGCTTATTTAGGTATCTAATATGGCTTTTGATACAAACGAACGATCACGATGGCTTTTCAGAATAAAGGACGCTGATGGGAATTTAGTAGCTAATCTAACCAAGGCTACCAATAAAAGAGTGAAACTAGGACTAAACAAGCCTGGAGAAGCTACTTTTACCTATTCACTAAAGGATTTTAGTGAGTTGGCTACAAGTATTAATTCGACAGTAACTGCGTTGTTGGGTATTGGTAGATTTACTTTAGAGTGTTTGAGAGATGGGAGTGTTTTCTTTGCAGGACAGATTCTATTTTTCAAACGTGAGGTAAATAGTATTAGTGCTGAAATATCAGTCAAGGCATTAGGTTTCTTTTGGCTACTTAGCACCCGCTTTGCAGGACTGACATCGGATAGAGTTTTTACTGCTACAGATGCAGGAGCGATAGCCTGGACTTTAATTGATGAGACACAAGACTTGACTAACGGAGATTTTGGATTTACTCAAGGAACGATACAAACATCTTTAAATAGAACACTTACTTATACCAGAAAAAATATCAAGGAAGCCATTGAGGATTTAGCTTTTGCTGATGGTGGTTTTGATTTTGAGGTAGATGAAAATAAAATATTAAATATTTTCTATCCATTTAAAGGGTCTGATAAAACCGACACGGTTATCTTCCGCTACCCTGGCCCACAAATACAGTCTATTTCTGAGGAACAAGATGGGACTAAGTTAGCCAACCACGCCCTAATAATTGGCAAGGGGTGGGGGACTGACGAGTTGAATGTTGAGAGAGATAATACAGACAGTCAATCAGCCTTAAAACGAAGGGATAAAATCGTTACCGTGAAGGATATTGATAATGCGACTGTTTTAGGTGACATCGCCGACGAGGTAATTAATGTCTTTGGATCGGTCAATCCTGTTTTGAAGATAAATTACAACGATAACTCGCGTGGACCAGATTTATCAACTTTTGTAGTGGGTGATTTTATTAATCTAAAAATCGAGGAGGATTTTTGGTCGAGCGAGCAAACCTTCAGGATTTTTGAAATACACGTTAATGTAGACAACCGAGATAAAGAAAAAATAACATTAGTAGTAGGATTAATATAATGGCAGTATCAGAAACACTATTACGAGAGATAAGGATGTTAGCGAGACGTTTGAGTTCGCTTGAGACTATTAATCAGTCTGGGGTTTTGACGTTTGGTAATATTATTTTAGATGGTGCTAACGATAAAGTCTCAATTGGGGCAGGTAGTGAAATCGTCTTAGATGGTACTAATAAAAGAATCTTAGTCACAGATGGAACGGATAACAGGGTTTGGATCGATGGTTTGACTGGAGCGTTAAAAATCTCTAAAGCTGGATACAATGTTTTGACTGCTACTGCTGGACAGATGCTTATTGACACAGATAGTCTGGCATTGGCGATCGGTAATTTATCTAAGGTTGTCAATCCTGGCCCTCGTCAATGGACTGAAAATAACGCGTATACAAATATTAACTCGACTGAATTTAAAGTTGATGGTGATGACTTTTCTTTAATGAAAGTATACTTCCACGCTTTAGGGTGTGTTGAAACGGCCGGAAGAACTGGTTACTATCGAATCTACAATGTTACCGATACTGAAGCCTTAGCCGATTCAGAGGTAACAACTGGAAATGTCTCAAGTGAAGGTGCGGGGTGGGTAAACGCTGAACTTATGACAAGTTCTGCTTTAACCTTCCCTTCTGGAGAGAAGAAATATCGTCTACAATTTTATCAAGATATAGGCGGTGGAGGAGGAGATAGCGTACAATTTTTTAAGGGAGAGATATTGTTTAAACCAACATAATGAATAAGATTATAGAAATTTACGAGAAGGAAACGGGCAAGAAAGCTCTCTGGGGTGATAAACTGACTAAGATATTCAAAAAGTGGCAAGACAAGAATAATATGTTTGCATGGTCGGAAAACGAGGAGGTTAAATCAAGGAGAGAAATGATGATACTTAAGGATAGAATTAGTGAATTAGAGAAAAGAAACCCCAAAACTGTTATATTAGATAGTGAGGGGCAATAAAAATTATATATAAATATGGCAGTATATGTTGCAGCAGTAGATGGAATGACCTCTCACGACGCAGCGGACGTGACTAGGTTGGAAACGGTTTTATTATCTCAAGAGGGTGTGGTTGGAGTTACAGGCGGTGATTTGTTGGTGGAGGCTCAAGGTACGCCGGACATGACGATTAAGGTGGGTGATGGTTCGTGTTTTGTAAAAAGGGATGCACACGCAGTTAATGACAATACTCTTAAATTCTGGCACGTAATAGTTACCGCCTCAACTAATGTTACTATCACAACAGCTGATCCATCTAATCCTAGAATTGATTTAATTTGTGTAAAGGTTGATACTGGAGCTTCGCCGGACGCAACTGCCTCAAATGTTGGTAGTTTAGTAGCCGTTGCCGGTACTGCCGCAGGATCACCATCGAGACCAAGTGTACCAAACAACTACCTAGAAATAGCCCAGATCGCCGTCGGCACAGGAGTTACTACTATTGTGTCCGGAAATATTACCGATACCAGAACGTTTATTGGGCTTCAATTGCCTTATGCTCACGGATATCGTCTTAAAGACACAGGGGGGAACTTGGACGCACAGATGTATGAAGATTCGGCTGGGAAAGTGTTACTAATTTCTGGTAAAAGTGGTGGTGGGGTTAGGATTGATCCTGTCTCGAATAAGGTTGAGGTTAGTGGTGGGGGTGGAGAGAGTTGGGGCAAGGTGGTAAAATTTCCTTTACCCGATCAGGCATATTTTGATGAAGAAGTTGATAACGGGAATTCTGGAGCAACTGAAACGATTAATTGGACAAATGGAAATAAGCAAAAATCTACACTCTCAGAGAGTTGTACCTATACATTTACAGCCCCTAGTGGGCCAGCAAATGTAATTCTTAAAGCCATTAACTTTGGTGCATTTACTCCTACACTCCCTACAATTAACTGGCCTGCTAGTACAGAACCAACCTGGACAGCAAGCGGAACAGACATTATCGCCCTATATTGGGATGGTACAGCTTGGTGGGGACAGGCGTCATTAGATATGGGTTAATAAATAAACTATGGCAGTTTTAAACGCTTGGCAGAAGATAAATAGAGTATTAGCCTCAAACGGAGGTGATGGTGCTGATGGTTCAGCTACACTATCTGCCGACTTTAATACCAGGGCGACCATTACGGGAACCGCAACTTCAACTTCTGCCACTGCTGGTTCAACTGCTTTTGCAGATGGAGATTTGGTTCTGTTACATCAAACAAGGGGAACTGGTATCGGACAATGGGAAATAAATAAAGTTGCAAGTGGTGGTGGGACAACATCACTCGTCTTTACTGAAGCCAATCATTACACTTTTGTACCTGGTGCTCAAATACTTAAAATTCCTAGATATACAACTGCGACTATAAATTCAACCGCACCAACAGTATGGGGTGGTTCTGTTGGTGGTGTTTCTGTAATTGCAGCCTCGGTAAGTTGTACAATACCTAATGGACAAAGTTTGAACATAAACGGGGGAGGAGACAGAGGTAGTGCAGGAGTTGGTGTTGATACTGATGGTACACAAGGTGAGGGGCTTGCAGATAGAGGAGTTACATCAACTGCAAATAATGGCCCTGGTGGTGGAGGAGGAAGTGATTTGCCTGGTGGTTCTGCTGCTGGTGGTGGGGGTGGTGGAAATGCTGCCGCTGGAACAGATGGGGGCAATGGTACAACTGGACAAAAAGGTATTGGTGGAACTCTTGGTGGTGCTGCAGATGGAACAACTATTGTTATGGGTGGAGGTGGAGGTTCAGGAGGTGGTTGGAATGGTACTTTTGTTGGTGGTGCAGGTGGTGGGGGTGGCCAATTATTTTTTGTCTTTACTCCAGACTTTACTGTTAGTGGTGGCATAACTTCTACTGGTGCTGTTGGGAGTCCTGGTGGTGGTGGAGGTGGAGGTGGAGCAGGCGGTTCAGTTATGGTTCACTGTAATAACTACACAATTGGTTCGAGCATTATTACCTGCACTGGTGGTGCTGGAGGTGATAGAGTTGGAGATGGCGGAGCAGGTGGGGCAGGAGCGGTTGGTCGTGTTTCAATTCACTATTCAGGTACTCAGTCTGGTACAAGTAATCCAGCACAAACGGCAACATTAGATACTTGGTCAGAAGATACAGGCAACGCTATATTATTCGGAACTAACTTTTAGTAAAATATAGTAATGATATGGCCAAAAAAGAAACACTTATACAAAAGATTAAAAAAGACCCGCTCCCCTGGGTCATTCAAATTGTTGGTATTGGTGTTTTGGTTCTTAATCTTTGGCTTGCTTCTAAATTATCTCCTATGGCAAAAGACCTTGCAGTAATTCAAACTCAAGTTCTTGCCAACACAGAATCTCAAAAAGAATTTGTTCGCAAAGATTCTTTAGAAGCTACTCTCAAGGGATTCGGTTCATCCTTAACAGAGATAAACAATCGTTTGGGAGCGATCGAGGGAGTATTGTTAACGAAGTAAAAATATGAAATTAGAAATAAAACCGCTTTCACAAAGGAATGATGAGTGGAGAAGGTTTTTATTAGGCGATGGAGTGGTAACAATTGGAGGATATGGATGTGTACTGCTTTGTGTCGATATGATGCTCCAGTATTTTGGAAAAGATATCTGGCCAAAAGCTCTTAATGACGCAATGAAAACTGTCGGTGGTTGGGTTGGGCCGACTAAAAACTTGTGGAATTGGAAGGCTCTTGAAAAACTATATGATGATATTAGATGGATAGGTAGGCACGATTTTGGCAACAATCCGGCGGATTTATCTATATTGAATGACCAACTGGATAAAAAACAACCTGTCATTTTAAGAGTTGAGGCGGATGAAATTGGAGCACCTAAGTCTGACCACTTTGTTTTATGTATCGGGAGAGATGGTGACGACTACTGGATAGCCGATCCCTATTTTGGAGACATTGTCCGACTAGGTGATCGATATAAAAACTTAGGGTCTAGCAAGCCAGAGCACGTAATCTTGGGCTACCGTATATACGAAGGGCCACTCGATTCAGCACCGGAGGACAAGGACGCAGAAAGGGCAATAGAGCAGCTTAAAAACCATTTACCTGAGTTTAAGAAAAAGGTCGGAGAGTCAAAAGCTCATTTGGAATCAATGTCGCGATCATTTATTGACCGAGATAAGAAAGATACAACGGTGAAAAAAGAATATGAGGAACTTTTGAAAACGCAGAAAGCCCAATACATCAAGCAATTATCTGACAAGGATACCAACTGGCAGGTCAAACTTAAGACTGCCAACCAGAAACTTGAAAATGCAGTAAAAATCGCGTTAGAGCAATCAGAAACGAAGGTGTTGTTTAAGTCTTGGCTTGTGTCATTATTTGGTATTTCAGAAGGGGGTGAGAAGAGTGAGTAAAATTACAGATTTCATTGACGGAAAGAAAACGTATATTGGTGGTGCTATCATTTTCATTGCCGGCGGACTTTTGGCAATTAAAGTAATCGATGACGAAATGTTTAAGATTATCGCGGCGATCGGTACAGCAATAACGACGTTTGGTATTCGTCACGCTATTAAGAAAATAAAATAAGACCGAGTGATAATTATCTAGTATACTGGATATCCCCCGAAACAAAAACCCCACCATCCTAACACAAGCATTGGCTTGAGTGGAGTGGCGGAGTTTTCTTGTTGCAATACTCCTGTTGGAGCAATTGCAAGGTGTTTATATCATATTAAAAGTTATTGATATTTTAATTAAGTTTAAAGTTATAAGTATCTGTATAAGTATCAGGCTACTCGTTGTAGTTTAGAGCTTATTTATAGGGAAATTACGAGCCAGTTTGTTAGCACGTTAGCCCCCCTCCCAATTTGTTAATGAGCAGCAACTTATATTTTTGTTTAACGATCGTTTTTTATCAGTTTTACTCCCCAAGTATTTAGACCGCTTAGGGACGGCCAGATCGCCTAGAGAACCCGTTAGTTTTGGACGCTTCGGGTAGGAGGCGATAACCTCGCTTACGTCTGGCAGAAGCCACAAAAAAACACCCTTCCGGATGTACTGTTGTGGTTTCTTCTGGCGTTTGATATACTTGACTGTGCACGATACCCCCATCTTAACGGATGGGGATTTGTTTTGTCAACTGTCACTTACTATTGCACCCCTTGGACAAAAGTTTACCTCTTGACAATACTATAAAGAAGTATTAAACTTAATATGGTTAGTTCTTTTAAAAGTTGATCTAGGTGGACGGTAGGAGGACAACGATACCTCTATAAAACGCCCAAACGTGGATCAACCTTTATGGGGAACTAAATCACTAATACACAATATGAATCTTTTAGTCAGGACAGGTCAGGACACTAATGTTTTAGATAATATGGAGAAATTCGGTGGAAGTTTTGTAGTAGCATTATCAAAAGCGATGCGGTTAGCTGATGGGTCAAACTTCAAGAAACTTAGAGAACTGTTT